AGACTGAAATGTCGGCATAGATGCCTTGGTACGAAGAAGCGCCTCAAGATCAAAGAACTCAGGCCACAATGGTTTTTCTACAATCTCATCTGTTTCTTCGTCTTCTACTTCTAATATGGCGGGAAATTCAACCACTTCGTACTCATCTGCCCGCTCATTCTGTGCCATGTCGCGTGTAACACGCCCAGTAAGGTCATCCATGTGCCATCTTGTCTGTATTATTGCAACACGGCCTCCCGGCATCAGACGAGTACGCGCTCCGAAGGTAAACCACTCGTAGGCTTTCTCAAATACAGAGAAGTTGCCGTTGATTACGTCCTGTTCTGAGTGCGGATCGTCCACCAACAGCAAATCTGCGCCACGACCAGCCAATGCAGAGCCAATACCACAGGCGTAATACTCACCACCCGTGTTTGTATTCCATCTACCGGCTGATTTTGAGTCACTTGCAAGCTGTACAGTGGAGAAAATAGCCTGATATGCCTCTGTAGAGATTAAATTCCGCACTTTTCGACCAAAATCCACCGCTAAATCAGTGGTATGAGACACCATCATCACCTTTTTGCCCGGATTTCGCCCCAAAAACCACGCTGGAAAGAAGATAGACACGAGTTGAGACTTACCGTGGCGTGGTGGAATGTTTACACAGATGCGATCTTTGTCTCCCTGCTCAATTGACATAAGCAAATCGGCCAAAATGCGGTGGTGTTTGCCAACAATGTAGTCTGGCTGCATCCTTTTGCAAAATTCTATGAGGTCATCAAAGGCTTCTTGGTTTGCTTTGCGTACAGCTAACTCATCGACGATGCGATTTATCTCCACAACCTCTTTATCTGAGAAAGAGTCTAGGTTATCCAGCATGTGCTGAACTTCTTCCTCAGTAAAATCGGGAACGGCCTCAGACATCTTTGTACTCTGCGTCCTCTACCACGTCCTCATCAGGGTTCACTAACTTCTCTAACTTACTACGTAACTTGTTACGTAGATCTTCCGTAGACTGATGTGTAACAGTGACCTCTGACTTCTCTGCAAACAGCCCTACGTCTGAGATCTTACCTAGAAGCTCCAACGCACGAATGCGTATACGTGGGTCAGCGTTCTCCGACTCCAGCAAAAGTTTGTTTGTGACTAGGTGTCGGATCTCAACGGCACTTTCTGCAACAGCGTGACCAAACTCTTGGAGTATGTTGCTTGTAAGTACGAGCGAGGCAGGTGTAAGCGCCGCTGTCTTCCGCGTGCTAGCGATTTTAGAAGTTTTCTCAGGATTGTCCGCGTAAGCAACAGCAAGTTTTGCTGCCACATCTTCATCTTCTTTGGAAGGTTCAATATCTAGTCCGTGCTCTGCGAGTTTTTGCGCCGTACTGCACGCCGCTGCCGCTCTTTCTTTGAGATCGACAAGAGATATGTCATCAGAATAGGGAACGCCGATTTCGGGTTCTATCAGTAACGTCATAGATTGTATGCAGACTCAAAGGTCGTTGGCGAGAATATACACAAAAAATTTTTATAGGTACAGGGACTTAAATTTTTGGGGTGGGGGGTCTCCTGTGTACAGAAAACCATTATGTACCACCAAAAAACGTCAAGTGATACGCAAACTGGGAGAAATTGTGATTATTTGAGTAAATTAGTAATACATAGGCAGTGCGGAGTCACAAGTCGTGTGCGGGGTCATAGGGGGGCAGTGCCCCTTTTTTGTGTAGGAATCCGACACAAATTTGCTGGCCTAGGAAAAGCTTGCCTATAACACGTTATAGCGTAGTATTTATCAGGTCGGTTATCCGACATAACTTAAACAAAAAAGGAAACAGAAATGTCAAACGAAAAGAAAGTAATCGATCTCAAGCCAACAACACGCGCCGCGATTGTAGAAGGAACCAAACAATTCTTCGATATTGAGAACTCTAGGCGCAATCTCTTAGCGCATTTGCTAGGCATGAAATGGTCGGCCAAGTCGGACAGATACGTGCGAGCGGATCACGCGCCGATTATGAAACCCGACGATTTCTACGCGAGCAAGGGTAACCCACAAAAATATGCTGCCGTCCGCGAGGGCTACATTATTGCGAATGACGAGCGCTTCGGTACACAATTTGCTGGATTCACACTGAAACATATTATAGCTATGACTCGTGATGACGTGGCCGAGCACAAGCTGCAATTGGCGGATGGCAACAAGAAACCACAAACCAAAGCGCAAATTGCCAAGATTGAACAGTTCACCAAAGCCCAAGCCAAAGCGAACAATAAAATCAGCACCGGCATATCCGATATGCGCGATACTGTGAACGTGATACTTGCAAAACCATCGCGTAAATCGGAATCGGCGAAACCAAAAACGCCTACGCTCCCGCAACCAGATACCGCATCGGGCACTAATAGCACCACGCGTAACGTCGTTGACGTTGAGGTTGAATCGGGCACGGCGACGGAAGCTAAGAGCATATTGCCCCCATCAATCCGCGATCCGCGATTACTCACAATACTTAACACTGTCTCGCAATACAGTCTGGAAGAACAAGCGCGGTTCACTGAAGTAATGATCCAAGCAATGAAGGCTTTCAACAAGTAACCAACCCACCAACCACACGGCCCCGCTTCGGCGGGGCTTTTTTTGTTTCTACGAAACCAGTTCCTAGATTAGATGTGCGCCCGGGACATAGTGCAGCGGTGCACAGCACACGTTGTGTGTAGGATTCCTACACAAAATCCGAAACCAGTTCCTAGATTAGAGGTGCGGGTAATGTTCGGCTCTAATGTTCCGTAATGTTCGGTAATGTTCGTGTAATGTACGTTTTTTTAAGGGCAAAAACGTACAATTGAAACGTGGTATCTGAGAGTATCTGAGAGTATCTGAGGTTTCCCCAGCATAGAATAAGACCTATATATATATAATGTTCGTTTTTTCTATAAATATATACATACCCCCAGAATTTTAAGAGTAAAAACAGAAAGAGAAAGGCATTGTTCGCTTCTCTTTTGCAAAGTTAAACACCCATTCAATTCTGTAAAAAAGCGAACATTAGAACATTACTTACTTTTCAAGGACTTACAAACCTACGCGAACGAACATTAACGTACATTACCGTACATTACACACCCCACCACCAAATACCACCAGCTACCACTACACGCTTGACATAACACGTTATATGTGAGATACTATATCTGTCGGTTGGGAGACCCACACCGGCACCAACTTTGTGTAGGAATCCTACACACAACACTAAACAAAACGGAGACAGTAATGTCAGATGAAAGAGAGTTAGTCGTAGCCAAGGAGCCATCAGGGTTCTGGGCGATACGGGAGAACGGGAAGCTTGCGATCACCAGCAAGTCTTACAACGAAATATGCAAAGCCATCAACACCTATGCGCGAGCTTACGAAGAACATGGCATACCGCACACAATCTCAATCCGAGAGAGTGCATTGGGGTATTACGGAGGCAGCAATGCGTAAGATAGAAAAAGAAGTTATCGGTGCGTTCGTTAAGGGCGAGACCAAAATGCTGGGCAACACCATGTCCACGCTAGACCCCCACACCCACAACCTAAACCTAATGCTGCACGGCAACCGCATTGCCACTATGTCGAATCGAGATGGTGTTAAGAAGTTATGGGTAAGCAATGCTGGTTGGTCGTCACGCACCACACAGTCACGGCTCAATGCGTTGTTCAGTCTGTTAGATATGCCAGACCGTGTGTATATCAAGGGTGGCGTTCAGTATTTAGATTCCTCGCGCCATAGCACCATTAACCTGTCGGCACTACGCAAGAGCGCGGTGCTTGTATCAGTTCAGTAAACCAAAACCGTGTAGGAATCCTACACAAAACACTAAGCAAAACGGAGGTTCCAATGGAACAAGCAAACAACATTCAACAACTGGCGGTAGCGCCAACCATCGACCCACAGAGCATCGCTTCCAGTGCGGTCAAGATCAAGCTGAGTATCGGCGAGTTCCGCACCAACAAGAAGGACAAGCAAGTAGCGGCTCAAGCTGCACGCGCTAACGGTGCCAAGGTATCAGCGCTCACTGCTAAGAAGGACATACTTGCCGACTGCATTGAGTATCACAACCTAAAGAACTGGATCGCAGCGGTGCCACGCAAGGACTTTGCAGCGGCCACAATGCCTTGGGAGGATGGCGGCTGGCGGCTTGTTACCACATTACGTCTTTTGAACAACCTGCTACCCATGCTGGGTGACTACGAGAACGAGTACAACAACCTGCTCAACACATTTATTGATTCGTATGACTTCGCGGTATCTGAGCATCTGTCCACGCTGGGCGGTATGTATGACCGCACGCTGTACCCGTCCAAGGAAGTGGTACGTTCTAAGTATCGTTGGGAAGTGACCACTGCGCCGATTCCACAGGCTAGCCACTATGTGCTGGATCTTGAGAGCGAGGCACAGGATGCGCTCAAGCAACAGTTCCAGCAGCACTTCGACCACACAATACAAGCGGCGGTCAATGATGTGTGGAACAGGTTACGTGACAACCTGACTGTACTGGTGCGGCAGCTTGCACCCAAGGATGAGGTTGATGCACAGGGCAACCAGAAGTACGT